AGTGAAATACCTCCCTTTTGTGGATTTGTCTGTTTGTCGACTTTTTGTGTTGGTGGTGAGTGTTGTGCAGCCTGAGCTTCCTGGTGGTCGTGAGTGGTGTGGGGAGACGCGTCGTTGGTGGCGTGTGTGGGGTGAGGATCCGCGTGCCGGGTTTGTGTCTGATGAGGAGTGGCTGTTTCTTATGGATGCTGCGGTGATTCATGATTGTGTGTGGCGTGAGGGTCGCGCGGATTTGGTGGCTTCGTTGCGTGCTCATGTGAAGGCTTTTATGGGCATGTTGGATCGGTATTCGGTTGATGTGGTGTCTGGTGGCCGTGGTGGGGGTTCTGCGGTGGCGATGATTGATCGGTATCGGAAGCGTAAAGGGGCCTAATGTCTGGTGTTGTTGGTTCTCAGGTTCCGCGTCATCGTGTGGCTGCGGCGTATTCGGTGACGGCTGGCGGGGATGCTGGGGAGTTGGGTCGTGCGTATGGGTTGACGCCTGATCCGTGGCAGCAGCAGGTGTTGGATGATTGGCTTGCTGTGGGTGGTAATGGCAGGCTTGCTTCGGGTGTGTGTGGGGTGTTTGTGCCTCGCCAGAATGGCAAGAATGCTATTTTGGAGATTGTGGAGTTGTTTAAGGCGACTATTCAGGGTCGCCGTATTTTGCATACGGCTCACGAGTTGAAGTCGGCTCGTAAGGCGTTTATGCGGTTGAGGTCGTTTTTTGAGAATGAGCGGCAGTTTCCTGACTTGTATCGTATGGTGAAGTCGATTCGGGCGACGAATGGCCAGGAGGCTATTGTGTTGCATCATCCTGATTGTGCCACGTTTGAGAAGAAGTGTGGTTGTCCGGGTTGGGGTTCGGTGGAGTTTGTGGCCCGTAGCCGGGGTTCTGCTCGCGGGTTTACGGTTGATGATTTGGTGTGTGATGAGGCTCAGGAGTTGTCGGATGAGCAGTTGGAGGCTTTGCTTCCTACGGTGAGCGCGGCTCCGTCTGGTGATCCGCAGCAGATTTTCCTTGGCACGCCGCCTGGGCCGTTGGCGGATGGTTCGGTTGTGTTGCGTTTGCGTGGGCAGGCTTTGTCGGGTGGTAAAAGGTTTGCGTGGACGGAGTTTTCGATTCCTGACGAGTCTGATCCGGATGATGTGTCGCGGCAGTGGCGGAAGTTGGCTGGTGACACTAATCCGGCGTTGGGTAGGCGTCTGAATTTTGGGACTGTGTCGGATGAGCATGAGTCGATGTCTGCTGCCGGGTTTGCGAGGGAGCGGCTTGGCTGGTGGGATCGTGGCCAGTCTGCTTCGTCGGTGATTCCGGCGGATAAGTGGGTCCAGTCGGCTGTGGGTGAGGCGAGCCTTGTTGGCGGGAAGGTTTTTGGTGTCTCGTTTTCTCGTTCTGGGGATCGTGTCGCGTTGGCGGGTGCTGGCCGGACTGATGCTGGGGTTCATGTTGAGGTGATTGATGGGCTGTCGGGAACGATTGTTGATGGTGTGGGCCGGTTGGCTGACTGGTTGGCGGTTCGTTGGGGTGACACTGAAAAGATCATGGTTGCCGGGTCTGGTGCGGTGTTGTTGCAGAAGGCGTTGACGGATCGTGGTGTTCCGGGTCGTGGCGTGATTGTGGCTGATACTGGGGTGTATGTGGAGGCGTGTCAGGCGTTCCTGGAGGGTGTCAGGTCTGGGAGTGTTTCTCATCCTCGTGCAGATTCGAGGCGTGACATGTTGGATATTGCTGTGAGGTCGGCTGTGCAGAAGAAGAAGGGTTCTGCGTGGGGTTGGGGTTCCTCGTTTAAGGATGGTTCTGAGGTTCCTTTGGAGGCTGTGTCTTTGGCGTATTTTGGTGCGAAGATGGCGAAAGCGAAGCGGCGTGAACGGTCTGGTAGGAAGCGGGTGTCTGTGGTATGAACTCGGATGAGTTGGCTCTGATTGAGGGCATGTACGATCGTATTCAAAGGTTGTCTTCGTGGCATTGTCGTATTGAGGGCTACTATGAGGGCTCTAATCGGGTGCGTGATTTGGGGGTGGCTATTCCGCCGGAGTTGCAGCGTGTGCAGACGGTGGTGTCGTGGCCTGGTATTGCTGTGGATGCTTTGGAGGAGCGTCTGGATTGGCTTGGCTGGACTAATGGTGACGGCTACGGCTTGGATGGTGTGTATGCTGCGAATCGGCTTGCTACGGCGTCGTGTGACGTCCACCTTGATGCGCTGATTTTTGGGTTGTCGTTTGTGGCTATCATTCCTGGTGGTGATGGCACTGTTTCTGTTCGTCCGCAGTCGCCGAAGAATTGTACTGGCAAGTTTTCGGCTGACGGGTCTCGTTTGGATGCTGGCCTTGTGGTGCAGCAGACGTGTGATCCTGAGGTTGTTGAGGCGGAGTTGTTGCTTCCTGATGTGATTGTTCAGGTGGAGCGGCGGGGTTCGCGTGAGTGGGTGGAGACGGGCCGTATCGAGAATGTGTTGGGTGCGGTTCCGTTGGTGCCTGTTGTGAATCGTCGCCGTACGTCTAGGATTGATGGCCGTTCGGAGATTACTCGCTCGATCAGGGCTTACACGGATGAAGCGGTTAGGACTTTGCTTGGGCAGTCTGTGAATCGTGACTTCTATGCCTATCCGCAAAGGTGGGTTACGGGTGTGTCGGCTGACGAGTTTTCGCAGCCTGGCTGGGTCCTGTCGATGGCTTCTGTGTGGGCTGTGGATAAGGATGATGACGGTGACACTCCGAATGTGGGGTCGTTTCCTGTGAATTCTCCTACACCGTATTCGGATCAGATGCGTTTGTTGGCGCAGTTGACTGCGGGTGAGGCTGCGGTTCCGGAACGCTATTTCGGGTTTATCACGTCTAACCCGCCTTCGGGTGAGGCTTTGGCTGCCGAGGAGTCTCGGCTTGTGAAGCGTGCTGAACGCAGGCAGACGTCGTTTGGTCAGGGCTGGCTGTCGGTTGGTTTCCTGGCTGCGAGGGCGCTTGATTCGAGTGTTGATGAGGCCGCGTTTTTTGGTGATGTGGGTTTGCGTTGGCGTGATGCTTCGACGCCGACTCGGGCGGCTACGGCTGATGCTGTGACGAAGCTTGTTGGTGCCGGTATTTTGCCTGCGGATTCTCGTACGGTGTTGGAGATGTTGGGTTTGGATGATGTGCAGGTTGAGGCTGTGATGCGTCATCGTGCCGAGTCTTCGGATCCGTTGGCGGCGCTGGCTGGGGCTATTTCCCGTCAAACTAACGAGGTTTGATGAATGGCTTCGGGTGCTATGTCGAGGCTTGCCGCGACTGAGTATCAGCGTGAGGCGGTCAGGTTTGCTGGGAAATACGCTGGGTATTATGCCGAGCTTGGTCGTTTGTGGCATTCCGGGAAGATGACAGATGCGCAGTATGTGCGTTTGTGTGTGGAGTTGGAGCGTGCCGGCCATGATGGTTCGGCGTCGTTGGCTGCCAGGTTTGTGTCGGATTTTCGCCGGTTGAATGGTGTGGATCCTGGTTTGATTGTGTATGACGAGTTTGATGCTGCCGCCGCGTTGGCTAGGTCGTTTTCGACTATGAAGATTCTTGAGAGTGACCCGGATAGGGTGAATGACACGATTGGTGCGATGGCTGCGGGTTTTAATCGGGCTGTCATGAATGCTGGCCGTGACACGGTTGAGTGGTCGGCGGGTGCGCAGGGTAGGTCGTGGCGCAGGGTGACTGATGGTGATCCGTGCGCGTTTTGTGCCATGTTGGCTACGAGGTCGGATTATACGACTCGGGAGCGGGCGCTTACTACTGGTCATACGCGGCGTCATAAGCGTGGTGGTAAGCGTCCGTTTGGTTCGAAGTATCATGATCATTGTGGGTGTACGGTGGTTGAGGTTGTTGGCCCTTGGGAACCGAATAGGGCTGATGCCGCATATCAGAGGACGTATGAGAAGGCTCGTGAGTGGGTTGATGATCATGGGTTGCAGCAGTCGCCTGGCAATATTTTGAAGGCTATGCGTACTGTTGGCGACATGAGATGATGGTTTCCGGTTGTGTGCCGCCGGTTATCGGTGCACGGGGTTGTCTCCCGCACGGGGGTCAACAATGTTGTGTTGTTTTCCGCAAGGAGTGTAGGGTTAGGCTATGGCCGATCAGAGTGTTGAAGAACAGAGTGTTGACAATGATGCTGTTGAGCCCGGAAAGGGCGAGGACGTTGTTGATGTTGTGAAGGATGGGCAGGCTGCCGGCGATGATCAGGCCGGTGATGTTTCCGTGAAGGAGGAGTCTTCTTCTGGCACGGATTGGAAGGCTGAGGCCCGTAAGTGGGAGTCTCGTGCTAAAAGTAATTTTGCCGAGTTGGAGAAGCTTCGCGCCTCGGATGGTGATGCGGGGTCTACTATTGATGAGCTTCGCCGCAAGAATGAGGAACTCGAAGACAGGATCAATGGGTTTGTTCTTGAGGGTGTGAAGCGCGAGGTGGCTGCCGAGTGTGGCTTGTCGGGTGATGCGATCGCTTTCTTGTCGGGTGGCGATCGTGAAGCACTGGTGGAGTCTGCTAAGGCTTTGAAGGGTTTGATCGACCATAGTAGTGGTGGCGCGGGTGTGCGCCGTCTTGCGGGGAGTGCCCCCGTTGATGATGTTAAACGACGTGAGGGTGTCGCGTTTGTGGATGCTCTTGTCAATAATTCTAGGAGATGATTTGTGATGGCTGACGATTTTCTTTCTGCAGGGAAGCTTGAGCTTCCTGGTTCTATGATTGGTGCGGTTCGTGACCGTGCTATCGATTCTGGTGTTTTGGCGAAGCTCTCGCCGGAGCAGCCGACTATTTTTGGCCCGGTGAAGGGTGCCGTGTTTAGTGGTGTTCCTCGCGCCAAGATTGTTGGTGAGGGTGAGGTTAAGCCTTCCGCTTCGGTTGATGTTTCGGCTTTTACTGCGCAGCCTATCAAGGTTGTGACTCAGCAGCGCGTAAGCGACGAGTTTATGTGGGCTGACGCGGATTACCGTCTGGGTGTTTTGCAGGATCTGATTTCCCCTGCTCTTGGTGCTTCGATTGGTCGCGCCGTGGATCTGATTGCTTTCCATGGTATTGATCCTGCTACTGGTAAGCCTGCTGCGGCTGTCAAGGTGTCGCTGGATAAGACTTCGAAGACGGTTGATGCAACCGATTCCGCTACGGCTGATCTTGTTAAGGCTGTCGGCCTGATTGCTGGGGCTGGTTTGCAGGTTCCTAACGGTGTTGCTTTGGATCCGGCGTTCTCGTTTGCTCTGTCTACTGAGGTGTATCCGAAGGGGTCTCCGCTTGCCGGTCAGCCTATGTATCCTGCCGCCGGGTTTGCTGGTTTGGATAATTGGCGCGGTCTGAATGTTGGTGCTTCTTCGACTGTTTCTGGCGCCCCGGAGATGTCGCCTGCCTCTGGTGTTAAGGCTATTGTGGGTGATTTCTCTCGTGTTCATTGGGGGTTCCAGCGTAACTTCCCGATCGAGCTGATCGAGTATGGTGACCCGGATCAGACTGGCCGTGACCTGAAGGGCCATAATGAGGTTATGGTTCGTGCCGAGGCTGTCCTGTATGTGGCTATCGAGTCGCTTGATTCGTTTGCTGTTGTGAAGGAGAAGGCTGCCCCGAAGCCTAATCCGCCGGCCGGTAACTGATTCATTTGTTGCGATAATGTTTATGCTGTGTGCAGGGGGTGGTGTTGATGGGTATCATTTTGAAGCCTGAGGATATTGAGCCTTTCGCCGATATTCCTGAGGGGAAGCTTGAGGCGATGATTGCCGATGTGGAGGCTGTGGCTGTCAGTGTCGCCCCCTGTATCGCTAAACCGGATTTCAAATATAGGGATGCCGCTAAGGCTATTCTGCGTAGGGCCCTGTTGCGCTGGAATGATACAGGGGTTTCGGGTCAGGTGCAGTATGAGTCTGCGGGCCCGTTTGCTCAGACTACACGGTCTAATACTCCCACGAATTTGTTGTGGCCTTCTGAGATTGCCGCGTTGAAGAAGTTGTGTGAGGGTGATGGTGGGGCTGGTAAAGCGTTCACTATTACACCGACCATGAGGAGTAGTGTGAATCATTCTGAGGTGTGTTCCACGGTGTGGGGTGAGGGTTGCTCGTGCGGGTCGAATATTAACGGCTACGCTGGCCCTTTGTGGGAGATATGATATGACCAGTTTTCCTTATGGTGAAACGGTTGTGATGCTTCAACCGACTGTTCGTGTCGATGATCTTGGCGACAAGGTGGAAGACTGGTCTAAGCCTGTCGAGACTGTGTTCCATAACGTGGCCATCTATGCTTCCGTTTCGCAGGAGGATGAGGCCGCGGGGCGTGACTCGGATTATGAGCATTGGTCGATGCTTTTCAAGCAGCCTGTTGTGGGTGCCGGTTATCGTTGCCGGTGGCGTATTCGGGGTGTGGTGTGGGAGGCTGACGGGTCTCCTATGGTGTGGCATCACCCGATGTCTGGCTGGGATGCTGGTACGCAGGTTAATGTGAAGCGTAAGAAGGGCTGATGGGTTGTGGCTCAGGATGTGAATGTGAAGCTGAACTTGCCGGGTATTCGTGAGGTGTTGAAGTCTTCTGGGGTGCAGGGCATGTTGTCTGAGCGTGGCGAGCGTGTGAGGCGTGCAGCCTCGGCGAATGTGGGCGGTAACGCTTTCGATAAGGCCCAGTATCGTGCAGGGTTGTCGTCGGAGGTGCAGGTTCACCGGGTTGAGGCTGTGGCCCGTATTGGCACCACCTATAAGGGTGGGAAGCGTATTGAGGCGAAGCATGGCACGTTGGCTCGTTCGATTGGGGCTGCGTCGTGATCGTTTACGGTGATCCGCGTGTGTGGGCTAAACGCGTGCTCAAGGATGATGGCTGGCTGTCCGATATACCGTGTACTGGGACGGTGCCTGACCAGTTTGAGGGTGACCTTATTTGGTTGGCTCTTGATGGTGGCCCGCAGTTGCATGTTCGTGAGCGAGTGTTTTTGCGGGTGAACGTGTTTTCTGATATGCCTGATCGGGCTATGTCGTTGGCGCGTCGTGTTGAGGCTGTGCTGGCTGATGGTGTGGACGGTGACCCTGTGGTGTACTGTAAACGGTCTACTGGCCCTGATTTGCTGGTTGATGGTGCACGTTTTGATGTGTATTCGCTTTTTGAGCTGATATGTAGGCCTGCGGAGTCTGAATAAGCTTATTGTTTTTGTTTTAATGTAATTGTTTGATATTTAATGGGGGTTGTGATGGCTGCAACACGTAAAGCGTCTAATGTTCGCTCTGCTGTTACGGGTGACGTTTATATTGGTAAAGCTCATGCCGGTGACACTATTGATGGTGTGAAGACGGTTCCTGACGGTCTTACCGCTTTAGGGTATCTGTCTGATGACGGGTTTAAGATTAAGCCTGAGCGTAAAACGGATGATTTGAAGGCTTGGCAGAATGCGGATGTTGTTCGCACTGTGGCTACGGAGTCTTCTATCGAGATTTCTTTCCAGCTGATCGAGTCTAAGAAGGAGGTTATCGAACTGTTTTGGCAGTCGAAGGTTACTGCCGGAGCCGATTCGGGTTCGTTCGATATTTCTCCTGGTGCCACGACGGGTGTTCATGCCCTGTTGATGGATATTATTGATGGCGATCAGGTTATTCGCTACTATTTCCCTGAGGTTGAGCTTGTCGATCGTGACGAGATTAAGGGCAAGAATGGCGAAGTGTACGGGTATGGTGTGACGTTGAAGGCGTATCCTGCCCAGATTAACCATAAGGGTGATGCGGTGTCTGGTCGGGGGTGGATGACGGCTTTAAAAGCTGATACTCCCCCGGTTCCTCCTTCTCCGAAGCCTGAGCCGGATCCGAATCCGCCGTCTAATAACTGATACACATAGTTTGAGGGATTGTTGATAGATGAGTGACACAGGTTACACGTTGAAGATTGGTGACCGTAGCTGGGTGTTGGCGGATGCGGAGGAAACAGCGCAGGCTGTTCCTGCCCGCGTTTTTCGCCGTGCCGCCAGGATTGCCCAGTCGGGGGAGTCTGCGGATTTCGCCCAGGTTGAGGTGATGTTTTCTATGTTGGAGGCTGCCGCCCCGGCTGATGCTGTGGAGGCCCTGGAGGGGCTTCCTATGGTTCGTGTGGCCGAGATTTTCCGTGAGTGGATGGAATATAAGCCTGAAGGTAAGGGTGCCTCTCTGGGGGAATAGTTTGGCTCCACGGCCTGATTGATGATTATCGTGGGGCCATCGAATACGATTTTCGCACCAAGTTTGGTGTTTCTGTTTATAGTGTTGGTGGCCCGCAGATGTGTTGGGGTGAGGCTGTCCGGCTGGCTGGCGTGTTGTGTACCGATACGTCGAGCCAGTTGGCGGCCCACCTGAATGGTTGGCAGCGCCCGTTTGAGTGGTGCGAGTGGGCTGTGCTGGACATGCTGGATCATTACAGGTCTGCTAATAGTGAGGGGCAGCCGGAGCCTGTGGCGAGGCCTACGGATGAGCGTAGGGCCCGGTTTACGTCTGGGCAGGTGGACGATATTTTGGCGCGTGTTCGTGCCGGTGGCGGGGTGTCTCGCGAGATTAATATTATGGGGTGAATAGTGTATGTCTGGTGAGATTGCTTCCGCATATGTGTCGTTGTATACGAAGATGCCTGGCCTTAAAAGTGATGTTGGTAAACAGCTTTCTGGGGTGATGCCTGCGGAGGGTCAGCGTTCGGGTAGTTTGTTTGCTAAGGGTATGAAGTTGGCTCTTGGTGGCGCCGCAATGGTGGGCGCCATCAATGTTGCCAAAAAGGGTCTCAAGTCGATTTATGATGTGACTATTGGTGGCGGTATAGCTCGCGCTATGGCTATTGATGAGGCCCAAGCGAAGTTGACTGGTTTGGGTCACACGTCTTCTGACACGTCTTCGATTATGAATTCGGCTATCGAGGCTGTGACTGGTACGTCGTATGCGTTGGGTGATGCGGCTTCTACTGCGGCGGCGTTGTCTGCTTCGGGTGTGAAGTCTGGCGGGCAGATGACTGATGTGTTGAAGACTGTCGCGGATGTGTCTTATATTTCTGGTAAGTCGTTTCAGGATACGGGCGCTATTTTTACGTCTGTGATGGCTCGCGGTAAGTTGCAGGGCGATGACATGTTGCAGCTTACGATGGCGGGTGTTCCTGTGCTGTCTTTGCTTGCCAGGCAGACGGGTAAAACGTCTGCTGAGGTGTCGCAGATGGTGTCGAAGGGGCAGATTGATTTTAACACGTTTGCGGCTGCGATGAAGCTTGGCATGGGTGGTGCTGCGCAGGCGTCTGGTAAGACGTTTGAGGGCGCTATGAAGAATGTTAAGAGCGCCCTGGGCTATCTTGGTGCTACGGCTATGGCGCCGTTTCTTAACGGCCTGCGGCAGATTTTTGTTGCGTTGAATCCGGTTATCAAGTCGGTGACGGATTCTGTGAAGCCGATGTTTGCGTCGGTGGATCAGGGTATTCAGCGGATGATGCCGTCTATTTTGGCGTGGATTAATCGTATGCCGGGCATGATTACGAGAATGAATGCACAGATGCGCGCCAAGGTGGAGCAGTTGAAGGGCATTTTTGCGAGAATGCATTTGCCTGTTCCTAAGGTGAATTTGGGTGCCATGTTTGCTGGCGGCACCGCAGTGTTTGGTATTGTTGCTGCCGGTGTGGGGAAGCTTGTTGCAGGGTTTGCCCCGTTGGCGGTGTCGTTGAAGAATCTGTTGCCGTCATTTGGTGCTTTGAAGGGTGCCGCTGGCGGGCTTGGCGGCGTGTTTCGCGCCCTGGGTGGCCCTGTCGGTATTGTGATAGGCTTGTTTGCGGCAATGTTTGCTACGAACGCCCAGTTCCGTGCCGCTGTTATGCAGCTTGTGGGTGTGGTTGCTGGGCTGGTGGCACAGTTGGCGCCAGTGTTCGGCCAGATTATTGGTATGGTTGCCGGTTTGGCTGCCCAGATTGTGCCTTTGATTAGTATGCTTGTCGCCCGGCTGGTTCCTGTGATCACGCAGATTATTGGTGCGGTGACACAGGTTGCTGCCATGTTGTTGCCGGCGTTGATGCCGGTGTTGCAGGCTGTTGTTGCTGTGATACGGCAGGTTGTTGGTGTGATCATGCAGTTGGTGCCGGTTTTGATGCCTGTGATTCAGCAGATTTTGGGTGCTGTCATGTCTGTGCTGCCACCGATTATTGGCCTGATCCGGTCGTTGATACCAGTCATCATGTCTGTTATGCGTGTGGTGATGCAGGTTGTTGGTGCCGTGCTACAGGTGGTTGCCCGTATTATTCCGGTTGTGATGCCGATTGTGACAGCTGTGATCGGGTTTGTTGCCCGTATTGTTGGTGCTGTCGTGTCGGCTGTTGCCCGTGTTATCTCGTGGGTTGTTGCCCCTTTTGTGTCTGGTTTGGCGCGTATGGGTTCGGTGGGTCAGGCTGGCTGGAATCATATTAGGGCGTTTACGTCTGCGTTTATTAACGGTTTTAAGTCGATCATTTCTGGTGGCGTTGCCGCTGTTGTGGGGTTTTTTACGCGGCTTGGTTTGTCGGTTGCTTCTCATGTGAGGTCTGGTTTTAACGCAGCCCGTAGTGCTGTTTCTTCCGCTATGAACGGGATACGTAGTGTGGTGTCTTCGGTGGCGTCCGCTGTTGGCGGATTTTTCGGGTCGATGGCTTCTCGGGTTCGTGGTGCTGCCTCGTCCGGGTTTAACGCTGCGAGGGGTGCGGCTTCTTCTGCTATGCACGCTATGGGCTCGGCTGTGTCTAGTGGTGTGCATAGCGTGATAGGTTTTTTCCGGAATCTGCCCAGCAATATTAGGGGCGCCCTGGGTAACATGGGGTCCCTGTTGGTGTCTGCTGGCCATAATGTTGTTGCCGGTTTGGGTAACGGTATTAAGAATGCTATGAGTGGCATGTTGGATACGGTGCGTAACATGGGTTCCCAGATTGCTAATGCTGCGAAGTCTGCTCTGGGTATTCATTCCCCGTCTAGGGTGTTTCGTGACGAGGTTGGCCGGCAGGTTGTTGCCGGTTTGGCTGAGGGTATTACTGGTAATGCTGGTTTGGCGTTGGATGCGATGTCGGGTGTTGCTTCGCAGCTTCCGGATGCTGTTGATGCCCGGTTTGGTGTGCGATCGTCTGTGGGCTCGTTTACCCCGTATGACCGGTATCGGCGTGAGAATGATAAGAGTGTTGTGGTGAATGTGAATGGCCCGACGTATGGTGATCCTGCCGAGTTTGCGAAGCGGATTGAGCGGCAGCAGCGTGACGCTTTGAACGCGTTGGCTTATATGTGAGTAAAGGGGTATGCATGTTTATTCCTGACCCGTCTGATCGTTCTGGTTTGACTGTGACCTGGTCTATGGATCCGCGGTTTGGCGATGAGCGTGTGCTTCATTTGACGGATTATACGGGGTCGTCTCCTGTCATGTTGTTGAATGATTCGTTGCGCGGTTTGGGTGTTCCTGAGGTGGAGCATTTTTCTCAAACGCATGTTGGGGTGCACGGCTCGGAGTGGCGCGGGTTTAATGTGAAGCCTCGCGAGGTGACGCTGCCGGTGTTGGTGGCGGGTGTTGACCCGGATCCGGTGGGCGGGTTTCGTGACGGTTTTTTGAAGGCCTATGACGAGTTGTGGTCGGCGTTTCCTCCTGGCGAGGAGGGGGAGTTGTCTGTGAAGACTCCTGCCGGTGTTGAGCGTGTGTTGAAGTGTCGGTTTGATTCGGTGGATGACACGTTTGCGGTGGATCCGGTGAACAGGGGTTATGCGCGTTATCTGTTGCATTTGACGGCTTATGACCCGTTTTGGTATGGGGATGAGCAAAAGTTTCGTTTTAGTAATGCGAAGTTGCAGGATTGGTTGGGTGGCGGCCCTGTCGGCAAGGATGGCACGGCGTTTCCGGTGGTGTTGACTCCTGGTGTGGGGTCTGGCTGGGATAATCTGTCTAATAAGGGTGATGTGCCTGCGTGGCCTGTGATTCGTGTTGAGGGCCCGTTGGAGTCGTGGTCTGTGCAGATTGATGGTTTGCGTGTGTCTTCGGATTATCCTGTCGAGGAGTATGATTGGATCACTATTGACACGGATCCTCGCCAGCAGTCTGCATTGCTGAACGGGTTTGAGGATGTGATGGATCGTTTGACAGAGTGGGAGTTTGCGCCTATCCCGCCTGGCGGTTCTCGGAGTGTGAATATTGAGATGGTTGGTTTGGGTGCCATTGTTGTGTCGGTGCAGTACAGGTTTTTGAGGGCTTGGTGAATGGTTGATGGCTGGTCTTGTTCCGCATGTAACATTGTTTACGCCGGATTATCGCCGTGTGGCGCCTATCAATTTTTTCGAGTCGTTGAAGTTGTCGTTGAAGTGGAATGGTTTGTCGACGCTGGAGTTGGTGGTGTCTGGTGATCATTCTAGGCTTGACGGGTTGACGAAGCCGGGTGCACGGCTGGTTGTTGATTATGGTGGTGGCCAGATTTTTTCTGGGCCTGTGCGTCGGGTTCATGGTGTGGGTCCTTGGCGTTCTTCGCGGGTGACTATCACGTGTGAGGATGATATCCGCCTGTTGTGGCGTATGCTGTTGTGGCCTGTGCCTTATCGTTCCAGCATCATTGGGATGGAGTGGCGTGCCAATAGGGATTATGCCCACTATTCGGGTGCGGCGGAGTCGGTCGCTAAGAAGGCGTTGCGGGATAATTCTTGGCGTTTTCCTCCTGATATATTTATGGTGAATGATAAGAGTCGTGGCCGCTATATTAAGGATTTTCAGGCGCGGTTTCACGTGTTTGCCGATAAGTTGTTGCCGGTGTTGTCGTGGGCTCGGATGACTGTCACGGTGAACCAGTTTGAGAATGTGAAGAAGGATCAGCGTGGTTTACTGTTTGATTGTGTGCCTGCTGTGACGCGTGACCATGTGTTGACTGCCGAGTCTGGGTCTATTGTGTCGTGGGAGTATGTGCGTGACGCCCCGAAGGCTACGTCGGTGGTTGTGGGTGGCCGCGGCGAGGGCAAAGATCGGCTGTTTTGTGAGGATTTTGACGCGTTGGCCGAGGATGAGTGGTTTGATCGTGTCGAGGTGTTTAAGGATGCCCGTAACAAGGATTCTGAGCATGTGCATCTTATTGATGAGGCGGAGCGGGTGTTGTCCGAGTCGGGGGCCACGTCGGGGTTTAAGATCGAGTTGGCTGAATCGGATGTGTTGCGGTTTGGGCCTGGCCGCCTGATGCCTGGGGATTTGATCTATGTGGATGTGGGTTCTGGGCCTATCGCGGAGATTGTTCGGCAGATTGATGTTGAGTGTGATTCGCCTGGGGATGGGTGGACGAAGGTGACTCCTATTGCGGGGGATTATGAGGATAATCCGTCAGCCCTGTTGGCTCGCCGTGTGGCTGATTTGGCTGCGGGTGTGCGGGATTTGCAAAAATTTTAGAAAAGAATTGGGGGTTTGTTGTGGGTATTGTGTGTAAAGGGTTTGATGGTGTGTTGACCGAGTATGATTGGGCTCAAATGTCTGGTCTGATGGGTAATATGCCTTCAGTGAAGGGGCCGGACGATTTTCGTGTCGGCACGACGATTCAGGGTGCCACAGTGTTGTGTGAGGTTTTGCCGGGGCAGGCTTGGGCTCACGGGGTGATGTGCACGTCGAATAGTGTTGAGATGGTGACAGGGCAGCTTCCGGGCCCTGGCGAGACTAGATACGACTATGTGGTGTTGTCTCGGGATTGGGAGGCTAACACTGCCAAGTTGGAGATTGTTCCTGGGGGGCAGGCTGAGCGTGCCCGTGACGTGTTGCGTGCCGAGCCTGGCGTGTATCATCAGCAGCTACTGGCGACGTTGGTGTTGTCGTCTAACGGGTTGCAGCAGCAGCTGGATAGGCGTGCTATAGCGGCCCGTGTAGCGTTTGGGGAGTCTGCGGCTTGTGACCCTACCCCTGTGGAGGGTGACCGTGTGATGGTGCCTTCTGGGGCTGTGTGGGCTAACCATGCCGGCGAGTGGATGTTGTTGTCTCCGCGTATCGAAACGGGTTCTAAGCAGATCCAGTTTGGCGGGTCTGCTGTGTATGCTTACACGATCCCGTTTGATCGCCAGTTCAGTAGTCCGCCTGTGGTGGTGGCGTCTATGGCTACGGCGGCTGGGGGCACGCAGCAGATTGATGTGAAAGCCTACAATGTTACTGCCAAGGATTTTCAGTTGGCGTTTATTACGAATGACGGGTCTAAGCCGAATGGTGTGCCTGCGGTGGCTAACTGGATTGCTGTCGGCGTGTAATGCTCGGCTTGCGTGTGCGGGACGTGTTGTGGTGGTTGTAGTGGTAGGGGGGCTGTAGTGTCATGGCTTACACCTACACTCGTGGCCTCTCTTTGTACCGCTATCGCTACTGTCCTTGGTTCGATTCAGGCGGCTACGTACAGGTCGAAGAAGAGGCTTAGGCAGTTGTCTGCGCAGGTTGATGCGATGGAAGAATACACGTGGAATATTCGCCATATTGTTCATCGCTATAACGCGAATCTACCGGAGAATGTTGAGCCTGTAAAGATGCCTGATTTGCCCGAGTTTTTGAAGGATACTGTTGATGGTGGTGGGGGGTGAATTGTGAGGGAGTTGGAGGAAGAGAAGCGGCAGCGCCGCTCGTTTGAGAAGGCTTCCCTGATACTGTTGTTCCTGTCGCTTGTGCTGTTGGCGGTGGTTGCCGGGGGTGCTTTACGTTTCGGTGCTGTGGCTTCCCAGCGGGATTCAGAGCAGGCTAAAGCCCAGTCTAATGGTACAGCTGCCAAGGGTTTGGCTGCCCGTGTGAAGCAGGTGTGTGCCTCTGGCGGGCAGGAGTCGGTGCGGCTTCACCGGTCTGGTTTGTGTGTGGATGCTCAGCGTGTTGAGCGTAGCGTGCAGGGTGTGCCGGGTCCTGCTGGTGTGCGCGGCCCGCAAGGGCCTGCAGGGGTTGACGGCCGGGATGGTGTTAATGGTTCGGCTGGGCTGGTTGGCCCTGTTGGTCCGCAGGGTTCCCCGGGTTTGAATGGTGTGAAGGGTCCTGACGGGCTGCCCGGTGCTAACGGCAAGGATGGTGTTGCCGGTGTGAACGGGGCTGATGGCCGGGATGGCGTGCCAGGTAGGGATGGCGCTGATGGGGCTGGTGGTGGCCGTGGCCCTGTTGGTCCCCCTGGTGTAGCCGGTGCACAGGGTGAGCGTGGCCCTGTTGGGCCTCAGGGGCCGCAGGGTTCTGCCGGTGCCGATGGCAAGGACGGTAAAGATGGTAAGGATGGTAAAGATGGTAAGGATGGGCGCTCGGTGGTGTCTGTGTACTGTTCCGGGGGCCGCCTGGTTGTGAAATATAGTGACGGTACGGCCTCTACCATAGCGGGTTCGGTGGCCTGCCAGGGTGTGAAACCATCACCGGTGGTTACCGTATCATCCCACAAGTAAAAGAGGAAGGGTGTTACTAGTGTTGATAGTAGTGTTTGGGGGTGGCGTGTTGTGAGATACATTCCAGCGGCGCATCACTCTGCCGGATCAAATAAGCCGGTGAACCGTGTTGTGATTCACGCGACATGCCCGGATGTGGGGTTTCCGTCTGCTTCCCGTAAGGGGCGGGCGGTGTCCACGGCGAACTATTTTGCTTCCCCATCGTCGGGTGGTTCTGCCCATTATGTGTGTGATATTGGGGAGACGGTGCAGTGCCTGTCCGAGTCTACGATTGGTTGGCATGCCCCGCCGAATCCGCATAGTTTGGGTATAGAGATTTGCGCGGATGGGGGTTCGCACGCCTCGTTCCGTGTTCCAGGGCATGCTTACACGAGGGAGCAGTGGCTTGACCCTCGGGTGTGGCCCGCCGTGGAGAGGGCGGCTGTCCTGTGTCGGCAGTTGTGTGACAAGCATGGTGTTCCGAAAAGGAAACTATCTGTGGCCGATCTAAAAGCGGGTAGGCGGGGCATCTGCGGGCACACTGATGTGACGGATGCGTGGCATCAGTCGGATCATGACGATCCGGGGCCGTGGTTTCCGTGGGACAAATTTATGGCTGTGGTGAATGGCCACGGCGGCGGTTCAAGTAGTGAGGAGTTAACGGTGGCTGATGTGAAAGCGTTACATAATCAGATTAAACAATTGTCTGCTCAGCTTACTGGTTCGGTGAATAAGCTGCATCACGATGTTGGTGTGGTTCAGGTTCAGAATGGTGACCTGGCGCGCCGTGTGGAGGCTTTGTCGTGGGTGAAGAATCCGGTGACGGGGAAGCTGTGGCGCACTAAGGATGCCCTGTGGAGTGTCTGGTATTACGTGTTGGAGTGTCGTAGCCGTATTGACAGGCTTGAGTCTGCTGTTAACGGTTTGAAAAAGTGATGGTGGTTTGTTGTGGGTAAACAGTTTTGGTTAGGTTTACTGGAGCGGGCGGCTAAGACTTTTGTGCAAACGTTTGTTGCTGTGTTGGGGGTGACTGCGGGTGTCACGTATACGGCGGAGTCGTTTCGTGGTTTGCCGTGGGAGTCTGCCCTGATCACAGCTACGGTTGCTGCGGTGTTGTCGGTTGCTACATCGTTTGGTAGCCCGTCGTTTGTGGCCGGCAAGCCCGGCAAGCCTCAGCTGGATGCGGGTTTGGTTCCACCGGATGATGGGGGCTTGGTTGAGCCGCACTCGGTGGATGTGTCGGATCCGGGCATGATAGAGCCGATGGATGATGCGGATCTTGGTGTAGGCTATGAGCCTCGGCGTGCTGCCGAGTCTGAGGTTGGCACGGTAGAGTCTACTGTTGCATAAGTGAATATATGTGTGTGCCCCAGCGGTGCTGCCACGATCTGTGGTGGTTGCCGCTGGGGCACTATTTTTGTGTCTATAGTATTCTATGATTCGTTGTTGTTGATGGTTTCTTCGATCAGCTGGTCCAGGTGGAGGCAGGCGGAGATCGTTTCGTTGGCCTGATCTAGAACATCCTGGCCGATAACGTTTTTGTGGTTGTCGCGGTGGCAGATGATTGACTGCATGATATCGTCGGCTTCCGATTGTAGTAGTTTTGCCTGGTATGCGATTCCGGCGAGCCAGTCTATGGCTTCCTGGCTTGCCTGTGTGTCGTCTGGAATGCCACGGGTGTTGCTGTTGTTTGGGTATCCTGCACTGTCGCAGTCCCACAAGATTTCGCTGCACTCGTCTAGCGTGTCCTGGTCGATAGCAAGGTTGTCGAGGCTGACTTCTTTGACGGTAAGGTTCACGTTGTCGAGTGAGATGGGTACACGGTACTGGTTTTCGACACCGTCAACAATGTTTTGCAGCTGGTTCATGTTGGTGGGCTGTTGTTGGATGATTCGGTGTACCGCTGTTTTGAGGGCAGTGTAGGGGATATTGGTTGTGTTGTCCATGGTTTTTATGCCATTCCTTCGTTATCATCTGGCATGTAGTATGTGCTGTTTGCGTAATCGGTTAACGTCATCAGTGTTTGGTCTGCCCACTGTTTCACCGTCTGCCGGGTGACTCCGAGTCGTTGGGCTGCCACCGAATAGGTTTGGTCATACCCGTATACTTCCCGGAATGCTGCCAGCCTAGCTAAATGTTTTCGCTGTTTGGATGGCTGGCAGGTGAGGGTGTAGTCGTCGATGGCTAGCTGTAGATCGATCATGGTGACAATGTTGTTGCCGTGATGCTGGGGGGCGGTTGGTGGTGGTGGCATGCCCGGCTCGACTGATGGTTTCCATGGGCCTCCGTTCCAGATCCATTGGGCGGCTTGGATGATGTCGGCGGTGGTGTAGGTTCGGTTCACTTGTCACCCCCTGAACAGGTCGTTGGTGTTGCTGGTGTTGCTGGTGTCGAATCGCCCCACACAGTGGCAGTAGTCGTACATGAGTTTAATAATGTGTTGGTGGTCTCCCAAATAGGTGTTTCCGCTGATACTGTAGGTGGCTGTGCCGTCTTTACTGATGGTGTATTTTGCGGTGATGGTTTCGGGGTTTTCGGTGTCGGTGATGATGGCTGTGGTGGTGGTGCCTACTGTTTGGAGCACGGTGGTTTGGGTTCCGTCGTCGATGGTGGTTTTAACCATGAGGGGTTCTCCTTTTAAATGCTTGTTTGGTTGTCGGCTAGATGAATAATATCGGGTAAAGGTTTCGGTTGGTCTAGGTGTTGTATGGTTTTGTTGGCTAGCCGTTTGGCTACCCTGTAGCACATTTTGGTGTAGTGTTTGTTGTCTAGGTTGTGGTATTGTTCCCGCACCGCAATATATAGTAGGGAGTCTTGGTAGAGGTCGTCTGCACTGATTGCGGGGTAGTGTGCGGCTGTTTTGGTGCATGCCCGGTTGAGTGTGCGTAGATGATGGTCTGTGGCCCACACCCACGATGCGGTGGTGGCGAGGTCGGCTTTTGTTGGTCGTCTGCTCATGGCACTATTACCTGGCTATCTGGTAGTTGTTTGGTGTTTTGTTGTTGATAGTGTAGCACACTAGTCCGGGGTTTCCGGTGGTGCCCGTCTTGTGCCGGTACCATGTGGATTCGCCTTCCATGGATGGGCATTGGATGAAGGTGCGTTGTCCTTGCTCGGAGATTTCGAGGTGGTGCCGGTGCCCGGCCATGAGAATATGAGATACGGTGCCGTTGTGGAATTCTTGGCCGCGCCACCAATCATAGTGTTTGCCGGTGCGCCATTGGTGTCCGTGGGCGTGCAGGATTTGTGTGCCTGCCACGTCGACGGTGGTGGTCATTTCGTCTCGGCTGGGGAAGTGGAAGTGTAGGTTGGGGTATTGGTTGTTGAGCTGGTAGGCTTCTGCGATGGCGCGGCAGCAGTCTACGTCGAAGGAGTCGTCGTAGGTGGTGACGCCTTTGCCGAAGCGTACGGCTTCTCCGTGGTTGCCGGGGATGGATGTGATGGTGACGTTTTTGCAGTGGTCGAATTGGTGGATGAGTTGCATCATGGCCATGCGGGTGAGCCTGATTTGTTCCGTCAAGGGTGTTTGTGTGCGCCAGGCGTTGTTGCCTCCTTGTGACACGTATCCTTCGATCATGTCGCCGAGGAAGGCGATGTGGACTCGTTGCGGTTTGCCTGCCTGTTGCCAGTAGTGTTTTGCGACTATGAGGGAGCGCAGATAGTCGTCGGCGAAGTGTGCTGTTTCTCCGCCGGGGATGCCTTTGCCGATTTGGAAGTCTCCTGCCCCGATGACGAAGGCCGCGGTGCTGTAGTCGGTGTGGGTGTCTTGTTCGGGTTTTGGTGGCTGCCATTCGGCTAGTTTGTTGACGAGTTCGTCTACGGGGTAGGGGTTTGTTGCGGGTTGGTGGTCGATGATTTTTTGTATGGATCGGCCGGTTTCTCCGTTGGGGAGTGTCCATTCGGAGATGCGTGTGCGGCGCACGGTGCCGTTGGCTAGATTGTCGTCGATGGTGTCGATGGCGTTGTCGTGGTTGGCTAGCTGTGTGAGGAGCCGGTCTATGTTGTCTATCACTGGTTTTCCTCTTCCTCGTGTGTGGTGGTGGCTTGTTTGCGGCGGTAGTCTTTTATAACGGTGGCGGAGATGGGGTATCCGGCTTCAGTGAGCATTTGGGCTAGCTGTGTGGCGGGGATGGACCTGTCGGCGAGTACGTCGGCAGCCTTATCACCGTAGCGTTGGATGAGGGTTTCAGTTTTGGTTGCCATGGTGTCCTATCGGTCGTGTGGTGGGTTGCCATCCTGTGCGGCAGTCGCCGTCGTGTCCTGGTTTGCGTGTGCACCATGATACGTTGCCGGCATTGTGGATGATGGCACGGCCGCATATGACGTCTTGTAGGTGTTCGGGAAACTTGCCGTTGTTGTCCCTGTTTGTGTCGGTCACGTGTGGGGTTGTGGTGACCATCATGCCTCCTATGTGTGAAAGAGTGTGCAAATATGATGCGGGTGTGGTGGGTGTTTATGCGGGTATGGTTTTCATCACCTTGCTGAATGTTACTTGGTTACTGTACATCATCTTGGTGATTTCCTGGTCGGTTTTGTCGGGGTGTTGTTTTCGTAGGTTTGCCCATTGGCAGGCGTTGTCGGTTTCCTGCTGTAAACGTGTCAGGTGTTGTTCGTTGATGATGTGTTTCCACATGGTCCATGACACGTCGAGCCGGTTGAGGATTTCGAGGGCGGGAATGTTGAATTGGTTCAGGAAGAGGATTTCGTTGGTGTAGTAGTTTTTCTCGTAGGCGTCCCATCCGCTTCGGTGCCTGTTGGGCTGGTTTTTGGGGTAGGCTTCCCGGCAGATTTTGTGTAACCGTTTTGCCATGTCGTCGGGTAGCCTAATGTCGGGGTTGGCGCGGATCATGGATCGCATCCCATCATAGGTGGTGCCCCAGGTGTGCATGATGTGGAGTGGGTCCACGCCGTCGGCCCATTTTTCTGCACAGATGGCGAGGCGGATACGCCTCCTGGCGGCCTTACTCGTGTCGCGGCGGCCGGGGATGGGGCATGTGTCGAGGGGGTCCATGATGTTTTCTATGCCTTTCTTGGAGTGATGTTTTGTTTGTCTGGTTTTATTGTAGCACTGTGTCTAGTGCTTGTGTCAACCCTGTTTTGCCTGTTTTCAGGTAGGTGTCTGTGACATCCCCGACAGTGAGGGGTACGTGTATGGCTTGGGGGAGTGCCGTCTGGAGGGTTTGTGCCATCTGGTCGCCTGCTTTGTCTGGGTCGGACCAGATGTAGATGCGGTCGTAGCCTTCAAAAAATTTGGTCCAGAAAGTTTGCCACGAGGTGGCCCCGGGTAGGGCTACGGCCGACCATCCGCATTGTTCGAGGATCATGGAGTCGAATTCGCCTTCGCAAATGTGCATTTCGGCTGCCGGGTTGGCCATGGCGGCCATGTTGTAGATGGAGCCTGTGTCCCCTGCCGGGGTTAGATATTTGGGGTGGTTGTGGGTTTTGCAATCATGCGGGAGTGAGCAGCGGAAACGCATTTTTCGTATTTCGGCTGGCTCCCCCCAGACGGGGTACATGTAGGGGATGGTGATGCACTGGTTGTAGTCTTCGTGGCCTGGTATGGGGTCATTGTCGATGTATCCAAGGTGGTGGAGCCGGGCTGTTTCTTCGCTGATGCCTCTTGCCGAGAGCAGGTCGAGTATGTTTTCGAGGTGGGTTTCGTAGAGGGCCGAGGCTTTCTGGATTCGGCGGCGTTCCGCAATGTTGTAGGGTTGTAGTGAGTCGTACATTCGGGTTTTCTTTCTCTAGTCGTTGTTGTAGTTTGGCGAGGCCTCCTCCGATACCGCATGTGTGGCAGTACCAGACGCCCTTGTCGAGGTTGATGCTCATGGAGGGCTGGTGGTCGTCGTGGAACGGGCAGAGGATGTGTTGCTCGTTCTTGGATGGATTGTACCGTATCTGGTAGGTGTCGAGGAGGCGGCAGGTGTCAGAGGTGTGGGAGGAGCTCGTTGAGGGTTGATACCACATAGGCTTCGCTCCATGGCTTGTTGCGCTGTTTCATCACTACGAGTCCGATGGTGGAATTGTTTTGTTTGTTTCGGTGTGTTTCGTAGTTGCGTGCCTCCCGGCTGGCTTGTTTCACGAATTCGGCGAGGTGTGCCTGTCCTGCTTTTGCTTCGATAATGTAGGTTTTATGGCCGGTTGTGAGGATGAGGTCGCCTTCGTCTTCCCTTCCGTTGAGATGGAGGCGCTCTATATCATAGCCGGTGTCGCGTAGCTGGTGGAGGAGTCGTGTTTCCCATTCTGCGCCGGACCGGCGGTTGCGTGACTGTTGTGTCGACATGATAGTCCTTTGTGGTGTTCGGTCATGTTCCATGGCTGTTTTTCGGCGAGTGGCCCGAAGAATGTGTATTCGGGGTAGGCTCTGAGTCTTTCGTATCGGGTTCCGTCTGGGCTGGATTTGCCTGTGCGCTGTTTCAACACTGCGATGCGTGCCTCGGCGGGGATAGTGAGCCCGTTGCCGTTATCCTCGCCACCATACAGGGAGACTCCCAATATGAGTTGTGGTTTTTCGGAGAGGCCGTTTTTGATTTCCCGCCTAGCCGGGGGGTGTTCGATGTCTGAGCCGGTTTTGTCGGTTGCGTGGTGGGTGACAATAATGGTGGAGCCAGTATCCCTACCCAATGCTGTGATCCATTGCATGGCTTCTTGCTGTGCCTGGTAGTCACTTTCGCAGTCTTGAATGTCCATCAGGTTGTCGATAACAATGAGTGGTGGGAAGGTGTTCCACATTTCCATGTAGGCTTGCAGTTCCATGGTGATGTCTGTCCATGTGATGGGTGACTGAAATGAGAATGTGATGTGTTGGCCGTGGTGGATGCTGTCTCGATAGTATTCTGGCCCGTAGTCGTCGATGTTTTGTTGTATCTGGGCGGTGGTGTGTTGGGTGTTGAGTGAGATGATTCGTGTGGAGGCCTCCCAGGGTGTCATGTCCCCTGATATGTAGAGGGCGGGCTGGTTGAGCATCGCTGTGATGAACATGGCTAGCCCGGATTTTTGGCTGCCGGACCGCCCCGCGATCATGACCAAATCCCCTTTGTGGATGTGCATGTCCAGATTGTCATACAAGGGTGCTAGTTGGGGTATGCGGGGCAGCTCGGCTGCGGTTTGGGAGGCCCTCTCGAAGGATCGTTGGAGAGAGAGCATCGGAACCTTAATCTATCTGTCTATCGGTTGGATGATGTTTTGGTGGTCAGATGGAGTCGATATCGATGTCAGCATCAGTTGAGGCTGTGGTGTCGTCTAGCTGGCCGTTATCGCGTTTGTCTACGTATTCGGCAACCTTATCGTAGATGGCGTCATCAAGGGGTTTGAGCACGACCGCGTTGAACCCGTTTTTGGTGCGCACGGTGGCGAGTTTGAAGGCCTGCTCCTCGCCGAGATATGCTTCTAGGTCGCGGATCATGGAGTGTGGGCGGTCGTTGTTGCCGCGGGCTTTCTCAATAATGGCGTTGGGGATGGTTTCTGGGGTGCTGTTGTTGAGATCCTGGAGGGTGTGGAAGATGGTGACGTCGGCGTAGATGCGGTCTGCGACCTGTCCACCGTAGCCTTCGGTGTTGTGCTGGACGTCGCGGATTTTGAAGGCGATGGCGGTGGCGTCCTGGTTTCGGGAGGGGTTGAAGAAGGTGATGTTGCTGTTGTTGCGGTAGTTTGCGAGTCCCATTGTTGTTTCCTTTACTGTTTTGTTGGTTTGTGTTGGCTGGTATTGGTTTATCTGGTGAGGCGGTTTCGTTTGCTGCGGAACGCCTCAGACACGTCACTGTTACTGGTGATGATCTTTTTGTACTGTTTGAGGAGATCGGCTAGCTGTGTCTTGCTGGTGGCTTTGTTGATCCGGTCGATGATGATGTCGTTTTCCTGGTTGGCGATCTTGTTGACGTAGTCTTTGGCGGCTTTATCGTATCGGTCTTGAAGCAGGATTGCTGCGCTAGCGATGAGGGTTGCGAGGTCCCAGTCTTTGGATACGGTTTCGTCTTTCAATCCTCCTAGCAGATCAATAATGGATTGTTTGATGTCTTCTGCGGTGTCTCCGCGGATGACGGCCCATGGGGCAGCATAGTCTCCACCGTATTTGAGTGTGATAGTTAGCTTTCCGCTGTCTGTGGTGTGCTCGTCGGTCACGTGTTTTCCTTTTCTTTCTTGTCTGTTTGGGGTGGCTGTACGGTGGTTTCTACCGGGTATCTGTAGGCGTTTTTCCCGTTGACAGCCCAGCAGGCGTCCTTGACGGGGCATCCTTTACAGAGTGCTGTGACGTGGGGTACGAAGATGCCTTCACTGATTCCTTTCATTGCTTGACTGTACATGGATGATACATGCCGGTAGGTGTTGTTGTCAAGGTCGTAGAGTTCGGTTGCTGTGCCCTGCTCGACTGATTGCTCGTCTCCCTTGGTGGTGGCGGGTGTCCAAAACATGCCTTTCGTCACATCGTTGCCGTGTTGGGCGAGCATGTACCGGTATGTGTGCAGCTGCATACTGTCGGCTGGTAGGCGTCCTGTTTTGAGGTCTAAAATGAAGGTTTCACCCGTATTCGTGTCTGTGAATACCCGGTCGATGTAGCCGACAATCTGGGTGCCGTCGGGGAGGGTGGTTTCTACCGGGTATTCGATGCCTGGCTGGCCGTCTAGGATGGCGGTGATGTATTCTGGGTGGTTGCGCCTCCATGTTTTCCACCGGTCCACAAAGGTGGGGCCGTATATCATCCACCAATTGTAGTCTTTCTTGTGTGGCCCGCCCGACTCGCACATGTTTTTGCACACCCTGCCGGAGGGTTTGATTTCTGTGCCTTCGGATTCAGCGAGGGCGACTTGGGTGTCGAAAATGTTTTTGAAGGATGAGAGTTTGTCTGGTAGTGCAGGGTATTCGGCGGGATTGTACAGGTGTAGGTCGTATTGTTCGGTGATGTGGTGTATGGCGCTTCCGGCGATGGTGGCGTACCAGGTGTGGTGTTGGGTGTGGTAGCCGTGGGATAGGCGCCATTTTTCTCCGCATTCGGCCCATTGGGTGAGTGAACTGTAGGAGATGTGGCCTGGATGGTTGATGGTTTTCGGGTATTGTGCTAGAGGCATTACTTGTCGCTTTTATTCCATGGGTTGCGGGTGTCTACCCCGGCATCGTGTTGCTGGTAGGCGAGGAGTGCGAGGCAGTGCCAGGCAGCATGGGCTAGATGGGGTAGCCCGGATTCATCATCGAGGTTGTTTCCTTGCTGCCATGATAGCAGGTGCCTGTAGAGGGCGTCGACGCTGTGGCTCCACGGGTATCCTCCGGTCCAGTTGTTGTCGCCGTATTTGGTGGCGCCGTAGCCTGCTACTTCGCCGAGGGTGTGGAGGGCTGCGGGGTCGAGGAGGGATAGCCTGCAAAGTTTCAATTCTTTTCGGGCACCAGTATCAGGGTCGGTGTACATGCGGGTGGGCTCATCCATGGGGTGTGTGCTCCTTAAGTGTGGGTTACTGGTTGGGGTTGTGGGCTAGTGTGACGGCGAGAATAATGATGGCGAGGGTTTCAGCAATAAGTATGGGTGTTGTGATCATTTAGTGTCTCGGGGATTGTTGGTGAGTGTTGATGCGCCTAGGAGGGTGGCGAGGGCGCATGCGGCAATAATGGCGAGGGCTGCCTTGTGTGGGGTGCCGGTTGCGTACATCCATGTGATGATGGCGCCTTGGATCCAGGCGAGGCTGGTGAAGAACGTTTCGTAGCTGTGTAGCTCAATATTGTTGTTAAGTGTGTTCATGCTTGCTCCTGAAGAATGGTGTTGATGGTTTTATAAATGTTGTACAGGTCGGTTTCAATAGATAACAGTTGGTGGATTTCGTGGTCGAGATCAATGTCTGGGTTGAGGGTGTTGATGCGGGAGGCAATATCGGTGGCTGTGCGTAGTGTGCCGCCGGTGTGGTGAATGATGTGTGCCGTGTCGGCGAGGCCGGTGGTGACAGCGTAGTGGGATAGGAGAGGCATAGCGGGGATGCTCCTTGGCGGGTTACTGTTGCGGATTGATGTTGAGGTCGGTGACGTGCGGGTGGTCTTCTGTTCCGGTGACGAGGCAGTGGACGGTGACGGGTAGTTTAGATGCTCCCGGCTGGCGGACGGTGGCGCCGTAGACGATGCTGAATGTGTCTTTACCAATAATTTTGTGGAGTTGGAGGTCGATGTCGGGGTTGCCGTTCCATTTGACACCGTGTGCGGCGGCTTGCTGTTCGGCTTTGCGGTTGCAGGTGTGTGCCGCGGTGATCATGGTGAGACCCTGTGAGGTTTCTTCACCCCTTGCTTGGGCTTGCTTGTGGGCTTTCTGCTGTTCGGCTCGCAGTGACTGTTCTGCGGCTGCCTGGCGGGCTTTCTTTTCGGCTTTGCGCTGTTGGACGGTTTTGGGGGTCCATTCAGTGTTGGCTGTGGTGGCCTGGGGTGCGGGCTGTGATGCGAGTGGCGGATTGTCGTCTGGGGCTGGCGTGAATGAGGCGGCGGCAATGATGGCGGCCGTGATTCCGGCGATGGTGTAGCCTGTTTTCTTGTTCATGACTGTTGTCCCCTTTCCGGGGTGTTGTTCGTTGCTGACATGATCAATACTTCCAGTGACTTGACCTCGTGTCAAGGCTGCGCTCAACGATTGTGAGCGATTCGTGTGTGGCTAGGGGTTTTATCGGCTGTACAGGGTGAGGAGGTGGCCAACATTGATGCGGCTCACATTCCAGTAGAGTTGTGTGGCTTCACCCCCGGTGAGTGGCTTCCACTCGTTGTGGCTGAACACGGTGCCATCGGATGCGATGAATGTGTTGGGGCGTAGCTTGTGGAGTTCGGCTTCCACGCTCTGCCGGTAGGCTTCGGCGAGGCCCTCAAAATCCATGTGGTCGCAGGAGAGGTTTTCGAGGCGTGTCAGGTCGAAGGGTGTGGGGCAGTCGTAGCTGGCGGGGGTGTAGAGCTGGGTGAAGTGGTTGGCGATCTTCTGCATGGCGGGTTCCTTTCTGGTGTGTGGATGGTTTTTATCGTGTGGCTTCGGCGATGATGGCGTCGACGTCGATCGTGTCGATCATGTCGTGGAGTTCCTCAGCCTCATCCGCGGTGAGTGGCTGCCAGTCCTGGGGTCCGTATATGGCACCGTCGAGGGTGACAGTCCACAGGGGTCGGATGAGCCGGACGGCTTCCTCGACTTTGGCACGGTGCAGGCGGCAGATGATAGACGTGTGGGTGTTGCCTATGTCACATCCTGCCAGGTGTGCGGGGTGGAGTGGGTTGATTTCTGTCTGCCCATAGAGGCTGGTGAATGATGGTGTGCTCCTTTCGGCGGTTGTGGGGGTTGTTGTGGTTTCTAGAGTGTGTAGGTTGTGATCCATAGTCAAGGTGGCGCTCATTCGGATTGAGCGTTTCATGCTGGAGTGTCGGATGTGGCGTATCTCACTTAAGCCTTTATCGCCTCTCTCAGCGCCTCAAATCTTCTGGGGGTAGGATTATATAGGGTTGACCCTGGTAGTCGATTCTAGAGCCCATACAGGGCGTCTCAGGGGTATGTCTGGGTGATAGCGGGTGGTATGGCAAGTGGCACAGACTTGGGGGTGGATGTTCAGTCGGGAGCGCTCGATGGTCTGGCTGCACGGGTATCTGGAGGACTCTTCGTTTATATGAGATATGTCACATCGCCTAGACTCTAGAGACACCATCCACACCTGTAAAGTCCATCCTGCAGATGGCATCAGGGACAGGAATGCCTCTCTAAGGCGCATAAAGGCACTTCTAAGGCTCTTGCACCCTCAACCCTAGGTATTTGTACCCCAAGGATATTCTGATCGATTCTAGGGCCCTTTTTAGAGCTTACACGAGAACAGCACCCAAGACTAGTCCATCAGCCCCTATCCTGGTTAGCTAAGCCTCAACTATGTGGACAGTGTCGGATACTGGGGGGGAGAAGGACACGGTAAAAGAAAGAAGGGGGAGCATCAGCCTTCAAGCCTTAAGGTCTTAGCGCTGAGCACTGATGGTCTTAGCAGTTAGCACTGAGCCCCTCAAGGGCTCGGCATCAGCCCGAACAGGCACAGCTCATCAGGCACAGCCCTGAAAGGGGTACACGCCATCAGGGAAGGCTTGAGAGTACGAGGAGCCCTAGCGACGAGTACTCGAAAGCCTGAGGGAACACCCATCAGTGCTGATGGGCCTAGCGTGTTCGGAAAGGACACAGGAGTACAGTGTGACAGCTGTCCGGGAGTGAAACCCGTTCCGACTAGGGGTTTCAGCCTTAACAACCCTCAAAGGTTACAAGACTCTAAGAAAATTTAAGGAAAAGTTTAGGTTTAATTTTTGGACCTTTACTACCAAAAACACCCGTTTACACCCCTCAAACCCGCCTATAGAGCCAAAACCACCAGTTTGACTCATCCCAGGTTGGGTATGATAGGCTGGACAGGTAGCCAGCTGGACGCAAGGCCGAAATCCGCTGACGCGGCTTTCACCCTTACATCCATCAGTCTACCAAAGACTTTAAAGCTTCAAGGCTTAGCGCTAAGCCATTAAGACCTTAACGCTTATCACCGAGCCCCCTCAAGGGCTCGGCATCAGTCTTAAAGCCTTAAACACTTAAAGTACATATAAAACTTTAAGAGCTTAACACTTAAGATTATCAATAAACATTAAAGCTTTAAAGTCTTAAAGTAAATATAAAACCTTAACACCTAAGTTAAGTATAAAACCTTAAAGGCTTAGCACTGAAGGATATAAACTTTACATCAGTGTTTAAGACTTTACAGCTTAAAGTAATTATTAAGACTTAAGGGCTTATAAGCTTTAATACTTTAAGTAACTATAAAACATTAAAGCTTTAAACACTTAAAGTAACTATAAGACTTTAAAAACCTTAAGTACTTAAAGTTAACCATCAGTCTTAAACTTTAATATTATAACCTATAAGTCTTAAAGCTTATAGGTATTATAATATAATATAAGTTATAAAAGTTTTAGAAGAGCTAAGGGGTTAACTTCTTTACTTCTCTTCTCTCTTTGGTTCTTTCTCTCTTCTCTTCTTTTCTTCATCAGGGGAGAAGAGGAACCTTTACCATCAGCGCCGATGGGCTTTTCGCCGTGTGACTCGTGTGCTTCTGGTCGCACACTCCCGGTTGCACACTCCCCACACTCTTACACCCGTGTCCATTTCAGGCTTGGCGTGTTCGGCTGAAGGCGTACGGCGTGTCACGCTAACGCCCTTAACACCAGGTAAGACTTAAAGTGTATATTATAGGTAGAAGACTTTAAAACCTTAAGGGTGTTCCCGCTTAGCCCGTGTCCTTCAACGCTAGGCGCCAGGCGCTAAGCTGTGAAACGCGAACACCCATCCACCCCCATTTTTCTTTCGTGTCCTTCTCTTTTTGACACAGCTGGGGGGCGATGTGATATTTTTCACACCCATGGGGGGTAGTGGAGAAAACAAACGCCCCACCATTAACAGAACACCCCGCTAAACGAACAAAATAGGGCCTAGGATCGAACAGCAGGGCACCGGTAGAGTATTCCTACCCCCAGACGATTCTAGGCCGTTACAGGAGCAATGAGAGGCTTACAGGGGCCATAGGAGATCGGGGGGCGTGATGGCACACACCAACCGCACCGCATCATCAGCCCACCGGCGCTGGCGGGCAAGACTCATCACCCAAGCCCGACAACAAGGCCAAACCGAATGCCCACTCTGCGGAGCCACCATCACCTGGGACACACACCAGCTACCAACCAGCCCCGAAGCCGACCACATCACACCCGTCAGCAGGGGAGGACTCAACACCCTAGACAACGGGCAAATCATCTGCAGAACATGCAACAGAAGCAAAGGCAATCGCAGCGAACCAAACATCAAATTCCAACAACAAACCACAAAAAACCTTGTTCCATGGTAAAAAACCCGCCAACCCCCACCGGGCACACCCCCTGCACACCCGTGCAAGACCTCGTACGGCTT